CTTCCTGGGAAGGACACAATTGGGTTAATATTGACTGAGTACAAGGCATCCATGTTGGGTTTGGAGAGACGAACAACGGGGTCGTTCGTCGTATCCAAAGCTCCACGAGAGAACCCAGCAGGAGCAAACCATGGGAAGGCTACAGCATCATTTTTGCTGAAGGCTCCCAGGACAGCTACGCTTGGCGGAACCCTAACAACTTCACGGTTGAAGGAGTCTCGGAGAGTAACGTCTGGGAAGTAAGCAGCAGCAAAAGAGCTATTGAGCCCACGTCCAGAAAAGTCCGTTGCCGTGAAGTTCACGCTAATTCTCTGGCTATCAGAGGTCACCAGAGCGTTGTTCACATCTCTTTCTTCGATGTCGAAGATGAGCATGGCATCAAACCGGTCTTCGGTGGCACGGATGGCCGTGTCTGTTACGAACCGGTGGCGAATGCCAGGAAGAGCCAAGAGCTGGACATCGACCTCGGAGGTATCCTTCAGAAGCTCAATTGCCTTGGTGTAAGCCGAGACAGTAGCTCCAGCAGAGAACCCACGAGAGGTGTAGTTCATCTCTTCTACGATAGCCTTGTTGGTCATCTGAGCTGTATCAGAGTTGAACAAACGAACACCGTCAAAGCCGCCCTGGAATGGAACTGTGAATTTGGTTACAGCCTTCACACTTGGGTCAGACAGGTCGGCCACACTAAGTGCCCTTGTCTTGGCTGAGGTGTCTGTGCTAATGCTACCAGCTCGAACATAGGCCCATTGATCCAGCTTGGTGGAGTCAGCAAGATTCGAAATGGAGTTGTAGACGACCTTAACATTTTCAAGGCTGAAAGCGTTGTTGTTGAACCGGTCAGCATCCAGGATGCCATTGGCAGCCGTGTCAGGAGTTCCCTCATTCGAACCTGTGACTGGATTCATCCACTCAGTGTGGAAGCTCGGAAAATACTTGGCAAAAGCTGGAATGGTTGGGTTTGGAACGTAGCTGGAGTTAGGGTCTGTTGCCGATTCCATACGCTCAAATTGGACACCCCAGTACAGAGCCTTGTCAGTGGTTTGAGTCGGAGACACACCACGTGTCATCGTCAGACGGAAAGGCACTGGCATCTGTACAAGATTGTAAAATGGGTTGCTTGTGGAAAATCCAGCCGAATCCGTGAAGGCTGGCATAGGTGATGAACCCGAGGTCATCAGGTGAGGCAACCCACGGAAGCCCATTGGGAGGGAGGTCTCTGGAGTCTCTCCATTTACCACGTCATCAGCAATCTCAACTCGGATGTACCGAGAGCGAATAGGGTAGCTACCAACAGTGGTAAGTTTTTGCTTGCCCTGAGAGGCGTCAAAGTTATAGAACACACGGGTGTCTCCGATGATATTCCCAATGAACCGCGGGTTGCTTGGATCCAGAGACAACCCTCTCCATTGCTCCAAAACAGTCCGGTTGTTGTCATTGTCATTCAGGTCACGAACCAAAATGTCGAACGTTCCAAATTTGGTTGTGTCCGAGGTGGATGGCTGGATGTTCTCGATGCTGATCTTTAGCTTAGAATTTGGCTCCTCGCCATCACCCAGAGCCCAAATCCTGAACAAGTTGACTGGCTTGCCACCGAACTTCTGAGAAGTAATCCATGGCGTTGAAGCCGTACGGAACCTATCTTCGAAGTTCTCAAAGTTAGGAGCCGTCAGGCTCCCAGAGTTCCAGGTCTGCGAGCCAGTTAGCAAGAAAGCAACCCTTTCACGGTTGCCGTTTCCAGAGACAGAAGCGCCAGAGGCAGCAGGAACAATGCCCGATCCGGTTACTACAGCAATTGCTGGATGAATATCATACTGTGTATAGAGCACATACCCTGCATTTTCAAGCTTCTGTGGGTCTCGATTGAATATCCGACCGAAGTAATTTGGGGCGGACACATCAAAGGATGCAGTGATAATGTTATTGTAGGCGGTCTCGCTGGCCTTGTGACCGTTGAGGAACATCACAAATTCTTGCTTGCCAGATCCCAGGTCTACAGCCCCCGTGATAGCTCCACGGATATTTGCAGCCGTAGCTGGCAGGGTCTTGTCAGGAGCCGTAGAAGTGGTATTGAAGGAGCTGGAGAGCGTCAGAACGACACCTGAAGCTGCCATCAGGACACCACGGATAATAGGGGTTCCTTGAGCAGCCAACCCAGCATCTGTGAAAATCGTAGACCCGTTTGACTGGGACATGAAAACTCCCAGGAAGTAAGTCCTACCAACCGGTCCACTGCTGTTAGCATAGGAATTTGCACCCAGGTTGCCAGACAGAATGGACTGTGGCTGTTGGTCTCCAACAACGAAACCAGCGTTGTTGACCTTACCCTTGTTATTTCCCGAGGAAAGACGCTGCTTGGCGTCTCCCACTCCCAGAATTCGAAGGAAGGTAACGGCCTGTGCATTGCGGAGCCATTCATTGGCAGCCAGAGGGGCATTCCGATACAAGGACGTAGGAGCACCAAATTTTACCACAAAATCATTCATTGTGGGCAAAGTAATAGGGACAAAGGCTGGGCCTTTGAAAGAGGTGCCGACAACCCCAGCAGGTACACCAACCGGTTCAATCGAAGTTGGACCAGTTAGATCCATTTCCCTTGTGGCGACACCAGCGCTTTGAAATCCTTGAGCCATTGCTTAAACCTTCCTCACACAACTATACCGTAAGTATGCCTGGTTACGGCATTTGTAATTATGCCCTTACTCATCGAGTACCCGAGTCCATCCAAGCAGTTGAGTGTATTTGCCGGTCAATAAACGGCCTAGGTTGCTATGACTATGAGCCCCCAGGCCATGTTCTCGACAAAACCCGCTCAAAGACCACACCTCATATACCTCGCCTGTAGGTGATCTGACTTTTCCGTAGAACTTTTTTCTCGCCTCAACACTCTTCGCAACAGCTATCTTCGAAGGACAGTTAGCCTTAAAAGCTTCCTTAAGCTCGGGTCTTTGACGATGAGCAACCACCTTCTCCCTGTGCTCAGGATTTCTCCAGACTTCCTTCATTGCTTCAGAGCGTAACTTCCGAGACTTCGGCTTCATAGTGCCCGCACGAATAGCCTCAGCGTTAGCCTCCTTAAACCCAGGGGATGCCCACATCTCTTTGGACTTGAGAGACTTCTTGGCTTTGGTTTCCTCGGGATTCTTGGAAGGACAACCTTCTCTCGAAACGGCTTTCAAGGTTAGGTTGTAACATTGCTTTCCACCATCAAACACGGTTGCAATCATTTCCTCCTCTCGTTGGCACCGTTGCTCCTTGGTTGATGATTCCATTGTTTCAACAACATGGAATTCGAGGAAATTATCGTGACCAAGCTCTGCTCGACACTTGTTAAAGTCAGCTTGAAGAAATCGATTCTGGTGTTTGTTTTTGAGGAGGGAGGAACAGTGGGCTTTCCAGCGCTCTTTGAACTCCTTTGCTTGACCGATGTAAACACGGCCATTGTGAGAATTCAAAATTCTGTAAATTCCAGGTTTGAGGGAGTGGGTTTCGTAGTTGAATAGCATCCAACTAGCTTAGTACAGAGGGGAGGTTTTGTATCACACGAATTGAACGCCACTTTGCGTCACGATGAAGTCGATTGCAATGATCTCAACCGACCGAGTTGGAACCATGCGAATTTGAACGTTCATCCGATTTGCATCAATATCAGCCTGTGTGTTGTTTGTGTCATCACAGACGACCTTGAACATTTCGATACCGGCTTTTGTCTGGACTCCACCGAGAACAGCAGTGAATCTCTTCACCAACTCCGTCCGAGTCTGGGTAGAAATCTGATCAAAAATAAACCGGTTGGCGATATCAACGATTGTCTTTTTGACATCCAAGACCATTCGTTTCACGTTGATGCTGGACAGAGCACTCTTTGCCTGTTGCAAAGTATTCTGAGCCATGATCACGTGTCCCTCACGTGGGAATTTCACAATCGGGTTGATCTTCACTTCGGTAAGACGATCCCTCTCAGGCTGATTGATACGAACCTGAGTAAGCGTCACAAAGTCAAGAGCAGCTCTATTGAAGCCTGCTGGAGC